CTAATTGACTTGACGAAGCGGCGAACATAATCAGGATAGAAACCGAGATGAGTAACAATGAAACCAGTGAATTCAACAACGTCTTTCTTGACAATTTTTGATTTCATACCGATTTGTTGCAATTCGTGATCTGCATCAGCAGCCTTATCAATCTTCCTTGCAGCGATCAAAGAATCATCACCTTTAAACAACGCGACAACCAATTCATCAAATTCATAGATCATCCCACAAATGGCAATATTCAACAAAGTGTTGAAATCAAGCGTGAAAGGTTCCCCAGAATGTTTCTTCGCATAACCCTTCATCACCACAACTCCCGGCATCACAGTAGTCCAATGCGTACGGTGTTCACGATACAACTCAGCAAGTTCAACATTTTGGCTCACAAGCAAAAGTATGTCAGATTCAAATTGTACGGTGAGAGTGTTTTGTGAAGCATCATACTCGGTGAAGTCATTTTCAACAAATTCAGGTAGATGACCATTTTCCTCAAGAAACTGATTCAAAAAGAATCCTGCAGCATCACCGATTTTACTTTCAACCACGCCAATAGAATACATGCAGTTAGGCAACAATATCTCTTTGATTTTATCAGACAACATACGCGAGTAAGTTGAAAACGCCACATTCAGCATTTTGTCCCAAGAATTCACACCCTGACCAAGCTTGTCCTTGCACAAAGCGTTATAATCAGCATCAAATTTGGTTTGTTTCTTCATGAAAAATTTAACGAGTCTCATGGTACCATTGAGAAACACATCATCAACTTCAGTATAATTGAAAGGATCAGTTTGTTTAGCATTAAGCGCTTCAATATAAGATTTGATGTAAAGACTCAATGTTTCATCATCGTGTTCGAAACTCTGCGCAAATTCGTCACTGGTAACTGAGAAGCGCAAGAATTTGTCAACACCGCAACGCAATTTTTTCAACTGTTGCTCAAATTCAACACCGGCTGAGAAAACTTTCGTTTTTTGACCGTATCTACCAAACAATGTGTTCAAAGCCATGATTTTGTCTTTCGAACAATACCTGCGTGCAACATTGCCTGGTACAACCGTCTTCCCAACAACAGCAAAATCAACATTGTCGCAAAAGGTGTCAGCAACTTTAGCGGTCCCTTGTTCAATACCACTTATAGCAAGTTGTTTAACTCCAGCAAATTCAGCTTCATCACCATACAGATCTATCAGTTTTTCAACGATTGGCAAGATATCATCCGCAGAATATCTGACATTGGAATACACAGGTTCATCATCATAACGCGTCATTACCAACATTGGTTGCATGTTGTAGTACGTTGACTCGACAAAGTTTTGATGACTGCGAGCAAGCATCAACGGTATATTAGTGTCTTCAATCTGCAGTATGGTGGTTTTAACATCACCATAACTATCGTATATGACCAATTTATCGGTATGACGCGTGAGAGCAACAATCACGTGTTCAACACTTTCTTTAAGTGCACGTGCATCAAAAGGTTCAATGACCCACACCATGTTCCGCACTGTGCTACCTTTCCATTCATGTATAGTTTTCACAATGCAGTTCTGATAACGTTGAGACCACCTCATTTTGGCATCTTGAGTGAGAACCTGGACAGGAAGTTTCGTACTGCATAGCAAGTCGTGAACAGAATCAACAAACAACATACTGGCTTTCTTGGTGTTGGTGGTGCGCACAGGATAAGCAAGTGATTTGGTTAGAAGTTGGCAAACATCAATCGGCATGCGTTGTGAAATAGCATT